CAGCGTGTCCGCTGATTCCATGAATGCGTTCATTACGGTACGGTTGGCTTTACCGTACAGACCACTGTTGAAGATAGGTCGCTGATTACTCATGTTGCGGGGAACGTGAATTGGCGATCTGCAATACGATTGGTAACTGGAAGAATTCCGGTACAAACGTTTACCGCAGGCTTGGCGGTAAGGAACGCGTCGTACACAGCCTCCGGGAACATGAGTTTCAGATCCTCACGATCCGGGTACGGTTGGTACCAAGACACCAAACTTGACTGCCGGTAGGGAACGCCTAGGAAAGCAGTAGCAGCTGCGGCAAGGAATGAAGCGCCGCCAGTGTTGGGCGCTGGTCGCTGTTCAAAGAACGACATCCAATCAAACAAGAACTTGAACTGCATGATGTAAATCTGGTCGTTTACTGGCGAGACGCTGATCCCGTTGCAAAGGATCTGCCCCGGGTCATATCCAAGGAACTCGACCGAGTTACGCGTCCCGAGCCAGCCACTAAAGAACGGGCCTGGCTCTGCTGCGATCTCGTCATCGGGCCCGAGCGTGTACGTGCGGTCGTAATAGAACTCGCAGATGATTTGCATCTGCTGTACGAACCGATTGGCCGGCTGTCCACCAATATCTACCTTTGTGCCGCCAATATCGCCACCCGCAGCTGCTGGTGGGTAGACGTATGGCTCAGCCGGTATAGCAGCATCGCTTCGCCAAATCGGCATCTGCCGCATTGAACTGGTGCGCGTGATGCGCGTCCATGGTTCTGGCTGTGCGTCGTCGTGATAGACAAATTCCATCAGGCTCGACCAATTAGCGGTAACCATCCAAGTCTTGATAGAGCCAGGCACACATCGCCAATCAACAGACTCGCACACTAGGAAACTAAAGTTAGCCGTGCACCCCGCGAACCGCTCTTGCACTTTTGGGATCTTGATATTCGGAGACGCGCCGCCAACGTAAGACGCCTCAACCATGATGGCTTCATCTGACGGAACAGCCTCTCCGTAGCTCGAAGGAATCCACGACACCAAATAATGTTGGGTCATGGTCAGTGGTTGCCCGGGACTACCGACTTTGTACTGTGGGCCACTGGCGTGGAAAATGACTTTGAGCGTTCCCATTAGTCTCCCTTTACCTTTGCAAACATGGCTTCGAGTGTGCTTCCTATAGCTTGCAACAATGGCCCAGCGCTTACGCCGAGTATTGATCCCGTGGCAGTTTCGACTGGGTTTGCCGCAGCCGCTGCGACCATTTCGGGAATGTGATTTAAGGAACCGAGCGCCATAAGTGTTGCGTCTGCGCTTGCTGTAGCCATTGCTTTCGTTTCATTCCAAATGGCATTGAGGACGATCATGCCTTCGCCAATTTGCTGCGCGTTCTTAAGAGTGCTGGCCGTCTCTTCTGCGATGGCGTCTTGCTTGGCGCGATCAATGCCAGCCTGCGCCGGGCCCATGGCTTGACCGACGGCCATATCTGATTGCATTTGAGCCTGTGACAGATTCGCGGCGCTCGTCATGGCTTCAGGTGAGAACGTGTGCGCCAGTTTCGACAGATGCTCGGAGCGATCCGAGACAGCGCTATACATTTCCTGCGCGAGTTGCAGCACCCTCTGTGCGCCCATCATGCCGGCCATGGCGGTGCTACTGGCGCTGATCCGATTGATCTTTTCCATGGCACCGTTTACGCCGGAGATCAGTCCGCTCGTGTCCGCTGTGATGCTTACCGATGCCTTTAAGTCATTAGCCATGGTGCAATCCTGTGCGCTGGTGCGCCTGTCATTGCGCACGTAAGAGTGATGAGCAGACTTTCAATCCGTTCCTCTGGCGTTCGTTCACACATCAGCCCGACTGGCATATCCATTCGAGCTGCTGGAGTCATCCTCCAGATGCGCCTTTCGGCGCTTGAATAGGGCGCTCTTTCATTACCTCCGCGATGATGGCGTTACCTATCTCCACGCGGAGATCGGCAGCGGCGACGCCATCAGCAAGCAACGGCGTACCGTCAGCGCAACGCACGCACGCCGTCCACCAATACTGGCCGCCCGCCGCGATGTCCCGCATCACTGGCCGGCGCACCTGCAGTGGTGGCAAGCCTTCAATGTTGGCGTCACGCCATCCGTCGCCTAGATATTCGGTTCCGATCGGCATTAGGCGGGCTTCGCTTCTGAGAAGTTGAAGTTAATCATTGCAGCGCCCTGCCCGTCATACGAACGGCTAGCGCTCGACAACATGCACGTGATGCTGTAAGACGTTCCGGAGTTCCCGTCCGACCACGCGACGATGGTCTTAGTGTCCGGCGCAGTATTGATAAGCAGCGACAGCGCTGTTTCCGCAACTGTTGTGGCGTACGCATTGCAAGTAATCTTGCGCGTAACACGGCCAGCCATTGCAAGCGTGGTGAGATCAAGCGTAGTGGTGATATCGATCTCTTGGCGCGATATATCGATCGTGACGTTTTGCACTGGGATGGTGATCGAGTTGATAGTAAGTGTTCCGCCGTATCCGGCTGCATATGTAGTTGGCATTTAGAGGCTTTCGTCGTGGGTAAGGAATGTTGTACTAACTACGATAATTCGTTCAGCATCGCCTGTACCGTCATCGGGGACGGCGTCAAGTGTTCGCATACTGATGTCGACCATATGGAAAGTGATTCGACTCTCCACTACGGTTTGTTCAAACGCCAACGTAATCTCGTCCGCTACTTCCAGCGCATCAGCGACTGTTTGGGCGATGCATGAGAAATTGACGGACAACGTCACCATGTTGGTGATGGTGTTTGTCGTCTGCGCCCAGTTTGCGGATGTGAACTCGTAGGTGACGTACGGCAAAGGATCACCCTGGCGACGCCACCGCGGCGAGAGTTCCGCTCGCGTTAACTCTGGCGCTAGATACGAGTAGAGCGCCTTAGTGATATTTTCCAGCGATCTATTTGCCACGTAGAGCCTCCTTGCACGCTTGGAGGATGTAGTCGCGGAGGTTCTTTGTTACGAGCGGAATCATTTGCGAAGCCACGGCGCGAGAACGCCACGCTCCTGCGATCTGCTTCGCTGTGGCGGTCTTACGAGCCTCCGTGCGTCCGGACCGCTCTGCGACGAACGTAGGCGCTGCCTCGCGTGCTGCGGCGAAGACGGCCCGCAGTTTGCCGGCGCGTTCCGATCTTGGGCCCGCCAGTGCCGCTGGGCGCTTGGCGGCAATGATCGCTTTGTAGTTGCCCTGCTCTGCCTTGGCGTCCTTGCTGAAATTGGCGTACGCCTTAGATCCCTTGGCGTAATGCCGGAATCCACCTTCCAGTAAGTGCCAAATCTTTTGGCGCCCACTGGAGTTGCCTGCTTTCTTTCCGTACATGACGCCGACGCGCCCTGCAACTCCTGCTGACGCTTTGCCGCCAGCGCGACGCACGTCGACCATGGTTGCGTTGGCGATGTCTTGGCGGCTCCACGGGTAGCCGCGGTAACTTGCAGATAGCCAAGTCCGCGTGAGCGCAGTGCGCACTGGTTGCAATGCTTTGCGCATCGAGCGCTTCATGACGTTCTCGGCAACCTTGGGCCCAAGACGTTGAAGCGCCTTGCGGACGTTGCCGTCCACGAACTGGGTCTTCATCGTGATCTTGGTAGCGGTCATTCCGTTACCTCCGTCGCTTCCATCTCCAAGCGTCGGCGCTTCTGGTCACGATCAAAGCACACGCGGATGTTGAACACGCGCTCCGTGCCGTTGTCCAGGTAAAGCAGTCGGCTGTTCGTGGTTACGGCGGGATGCCAGGCGGCGAGAATGCGCCAATCGGAACGGGCATTTACACCCAGGTCGTCTACCACTTCGTTCGTGCGTGCGGAGTCAATGTGGCACGCAATGTTGGCGACGCTCAGCCATGCGACAGATGCCTGGCCAACTGCGTCCACCGTGCGTACTGGATTCTGCACTGTCATAGAGAGCCTCAGCATCCCGGATGGCACATGGCCAGCCATTTACGCTATTCCTTTGCCCATCATTGAGGTGATGCGGTCCCAGTAGGTCGAGTCGAGCGCGATAGTGTCATCGCCGCGACTTGCAACATGGTGCGCCACGCGCTGGAGGAGCGCCATCTCAAGCAGCGGGTTAAGCGCTGCGTTACCTGCTGTTACGG